GAATATTTGTGGACGCTCTAACAAAAAGGCTTCCTGCACCTGCTTCTTGAATAATAGAGCCAGCACTAGGATCATGATAAATCTGTAGGTCAGAGCCAGCGCCGAAGATGGCCTTGTCGTTGTCACCAAAGGACACGTCAGCCGTAGTCGTAAGACCTGCAAAGGTTGGACTGTCTGTAGTAGCAACGCCTTGGTTCAGAGACTTAACAGCAGTAAGGTCTGTTAGCTCAGAGTCCATCAAGGCACCAGCAGCAGTGACATTGGTTGTGTCTGTAACGTCTGCTGAGGCTTCTATGCCATCCAGCTTTGCACCATCAGTCGCTACATCACGTCCATCAAAGGTGCTGTTAGTAGTAATGGCACCAGTCATAGCTCCGCCAGTCTTAGGCAGTGCTGCGTCTGCTGTCGTACCTTGTGCAGCAGTAGCGTAGTCAGCAGAGTCAAAGGCTTTAACTTGTGCTAAGTTAGTAACCTCAGAGTCCATCAAAGCACCAGCGGCAGTGACATTGGCTGTGTCAGTTACGTCTGCTGAGGCTTCAATGCCGTCTAGCTTTGTACCGTCTGTAGCTACGTCTCGACCGTCTACAGTACCGCCTACAGTAATGTTACCTGTGGCAGAAACAGTAGTAGCAGAGACAGCGGCAGGAGTAGTACCACCAATGATAGTACCGTCAATAGTACCACCGTCGATGTCAGGAGTATTTACGTCAGCAGACGTGAGGGTTTTATTAGTTAGTGTCTGAGTACCGGTAAGAGTTGTTACAGTGCTATCAATAGCAAAACTAACGTCATTACCTGAACCAGTTGTGTCAATACCAGTACCACCAGTAAACGTCATGGTTTCGGTGTCTAAGTCAATATTTAAGGCACCGCCAGAGTCAGCCTGGAAGTCAAGGTCTTGAGCTTGAAGTTCTGTTGTTACAGAGTCAACGTAGGCTTTTACGGACTGCTGTGTAGGAACCAGAGTTGCGCTGTTGGACGACATATCGTCTTCGTCAACGAATGCAGTAACAGCAATGGTTCCGTCAGAGATTGTTGCAAATGTAGCTGTACCAGTAAAAGTAGGTCCAGCCGTGTCAGCTTTGGTTGCAATAGCGGTTGATATCGCATCGAACTCAGTTTCAAATTCAGCGCCACGGATGATCTTTCCTGAGTCGCCTGTAGGTAACGAGTCCTTCGCTTCAAAGTCTGTAGTCTTAGTGTAGTTCGACATCGGAGTTTCCTATTGCAGAAAAGAAGGAGGGAAAATAAAAGGGGCCATTGCTGACCCCTTTGTCGTTCTTATGCAGAAGGTACTGCGAGAACGAAACCAGCTTCAGGACGATATACCTGAACACCATACAGCGTGTCTGCTGTGTACAGTGTTGAGAGGTACTCTTGCTTGTACTGAGTCTGTGAACGTACAGCCATTTGCTCTGCCATGACGATTGCGTCTTTGTGGAAGAGGAGTGCTGCACGAGTGTCTACTGTTCCAGCAGTGTTGTCGCCAGCAGCTTCGATAGTTGCACAGTTAGAAGACACGTAGATGTCTACACCGTACAAGTTACCAATAAGGCCGCTGTTAACTGACTGACCACTTACGAAGTCAGAAGACACATAGCGATCAATGCCCATGATAGCATTACGAGTCGCTGGTGGGATGATGAGGCAACGGTTTTCCATAGGAACATCGTTGTCGTCCATCTTTTGGATCATGTCACGGAAGAACGCGTCAGTAAAGTCGTCACCAGAAACAAGCGTGTCGTCAGTGTACTGAGTAGTTGTGCCGTTGTCGTTGAAGAAACAACCAGTGTGCTGATAGTCAGTAGGAGCTACTGAACCAGAGTACACGATTGAACCACCATTACCAAAACCAGTACCTGCTGAGTGTAGGTCTGTGTCTACCTTAAGAGCAAGCTGGTAGCCAGCATCTTCAGTGTAGAACTGACGCAGGCTGTTGAGAGCCTGTACTTCTACGATGTCCTCAATGAGACGTGAGTACTCAAAGTGACGGTCAACAGAAATCTGCAGTTCTGACTCAAGGTTTGCTTGAATAGTTACTGCAGTAGCTTCAGCTTTTGCAGAAGCAGAACCGCGTGTAGGCTTAGGAATATGAATAACATCTCCCTTCTTACCTGACATAGCAATTCGCTTTACAAGAGGTGCAAGCTTAAGGTTCTTTTGGTATGCTGCAATTACTTCGTCACTCCAGATTTCTGGAACAAAAGTACCGGCAGCGGTTTTGTCTACTACAGCATTAGCTGTAAAATAGGCACCAGAGGTTTCATTAGCCATGATAAATCTCCTTAATAATTAGGCTACTTAACTCGACCCTCTGCGTATGCTTTAAATATCTCGTCTGACATAGACTGATATCGTTCAGGGTCGGTTCGCATGAGTTTAATAATGTCAGCCCGACGATAAGTCTTCTTACGTGATCGCTCTGCTGATCCTCTAGCAGTGCCGGTCGTTGCAGCTTTGAGAGATTGTTTACGTGCTGTTCGTTCTACTTTGGCAGTTTGCTTAACCATTTGGTTACGCTCTTTCCAAAGACTGAACAACTCGTTAGCAGCGTCATAATCATATTCTTGATCTGCTGCTACAAACATCTGAGTCCTATATTTAGAAGCCTTTATCCACTCAGCAAATTTAGCGTCACCTAAGATATCTTGCATGTCAGGATGTTCTGACTGTAGCTGTGCAAGTGCGGTTTGCTTCTTGTACTGAGCAGTATATTCCTGCGCTTCTCTAATTTTAGGATGGTTCTCAATAGCTTTACTAACGGCTGATTTAGGATCAGTAAAGAAATCAATGTCGTCATCGTCATCAACGGACTGTTGAACAGGTGTTTTTTGTTGGTCGAGTTGTGTATGAATAAAGTCATCTACTACTTTACGTAAATCACCAACCTCAGAAGATTGACGACCAAGCATCTTTTCAGCTTCTTGGTGCATCTGTACAATTTCTTGTACTGACTTATTTTGATATTTCTCTGGTAAGTCGTTTTCTACTGGTTTAGCTGTTGGTGTAGGTTTTTCTTGAGTTGGCTCATCTAAAGATGAAGGTTCAAGATCACTAGTTGTAGTATCGTCTTCAATACGCTCGTCAATAATTGTCGCTCTTGACATATTAAACTGCTCCGCCTTTTATTATGGTTATGGAGATTAATGTGAGTAGGGTTAGCCTTGAGGCTTCCTATTTCTTGTTTTGGCCTGCTTTCTCATGTTCCCTAGTCCATTTAATGTGCTGACCTGGAAAATCTCCAGAAGCGCCGTCAAGATGGAAAGATGGGGCAGATACCAATCGTTTAGCGTTAGCACCACAACCACACCTACTAGTCGTGATACCTGGCTTTACGAATTCTTCAAAGACATGTCCGTTAGTGCAACGGAAGTCATAAACCTTAAACATCTAAAGGTTCTTCTTCTTCTGCTTCAGCTTGGTCTCTAGCAGCAGTAATAGTGTTTTGTAAATTAATTACAGTTGCAAAAGCTGCTACTTGACCTTTACGATAATGAAGATCTTCTATATCTTTTACTGTTTGTATATCAGCAAGCTGAGTAGCGTTAGTAGAAAGTTCTTGAATGAGTTGTTTGAAACCTTCGTGGTTAAAGAGTTCATTATAATTATTAAAATAAGTTTCAAGCTCAGGAGTCATAGTTTCCTCTAATGTTTAACTATAGTTATATTATAGCATATTTTTAGTCGTTTGTCAAGTCTTTTTTTATACTTTCTTGCATATCTTGTTGTCGTTCACAAGCATGGCAATTTCCACAGACAATAAAACCACCTAAAGCATCTGTAGGTTTTCTACAGGACCAGTACATCTCACGAAGCTCTTCAGGCATACTTAAGTAGATACCTTTGCTACGTTCTACAGACGCATAGGTCATGTGTTCAAAAGGTGCCAACCAAATAGGCTTAACACGTTTAGTGGTACACAAAGCATTTAATACGCCTTGTGCTTCAGCACCTTCGTCTCTAAAGATGTTGTAGTCACCTGTGTAAACAATGTTAAAAGACTTACCTAAACCAGAAGCAACTCTCATAGCTTGGAATAGTGCAAGCACCATGTCTTTACCGCCTGGATACTTAGCTTTCCAAGAATACACTGAAGAAGAAAACTCAAAGGGTCTTTGGTTTTTCCTCATGTAGTTGATCGTGTTTTCTATAGCTTTTGCTTCTGCTTTAACACGGCCTTCAGAGTTGTCTATGTGTATTGAGTGTACGTGTATGTCTTGCTCTGTATGCTCCAAAAGATTCCATAGTAATGACACACTGTCCATACCACCTGAGTACATTACTATCGCTGTTTCTTTATCA